TGGAAGTATTCGTTAAGTATGCGGTAGATTATCACGTTTTCGAGGCAATGCCGGAAGAGAATACGCAGAAGTTTATCGAAAAGATGACTATCGATTTCTGCAAAAGATATTCACCGACAACTTCTTACGGAGTTGCTAAAAAGGAAATACGCGTTATGTTTTGTGATGTCTTCAATTATCTCAATAATCCGAAGCATACATTCGACTTAAACACGAAGAACATTTACGTATATACAAGCGTTAAGCCATTTAATAAAACTAAGCTTATCGTCGCTCCTACTAAAAAGAAGGCGATTGAGCTACTGAGTTCTCTACCTTATCATCGATACGACTTATTCGGAAGTAAATCAACGCTGGAACTAGTTACCGACTATGAAGCGGACGACACTAACGTAGTTGTTATCGATAAGAAAGGCGTACGTAGAGAAGTTACGGAACCTATCCGTGATGCTGTTATCAATTTATATCGAAATGGAGTGACGTTAAATGAAGACGACGAATGAGTTTTTCTACTGCTATTCACCGGTCCTTTACCGTTTCTTACGAGACAAAGGCGCTAAATATATTTGCACGGGTCTTAACGAAAAGACTATGCGTCAGTTTTGGCAGTATAAACAAACGCCATCGCTGAACGGATTATTAGATACTTACGCCGCAACTAAGCCGGAATAGGCTAGCGGCTTTTTATTTTATTTTAAACGACGTTAATTTAAAAGGAGATGCGTAGAATGACGAAAGATCAACGACACGACAAAATGAAGGAATTAGCGCAACAAGCTTCCGTACAGAAACAGCGAGTACTTGACGCAGGAGGCTATTCGGTTATTCCGCATGATATCTATCGTAAGGTACTGCCGGAATTACGAGACAATTACGACGGTCAGACCGCAAGGGATTGCGTACTACTATACGGTTATCTGCACGCTTATGTTAACGGACAGAGCGGCGGTGATGCGTATATGTGGGCGTATCCTACCGTTGACCAGATCGTAGAAGATACAGGGATTCATCGTAACCGTGTCAGTAAACTATCCGACATACTCGTCGCAGAAGGATTGATTAAGACGGAGAGGATTCCGTGGTATGGGCATACGAAGAAGATGTACCTACCGTTGTTTACACGTAAGTATGACGCTAAGTGACTTCGGTTGCTTGGCGTTTTCTTTTGCGTACTAAAGCGAGTACTGTTAGTGATACTCTATTAAGTACTACCAGTGATACTTAATCAAGTACTACGAGTGATACTATAATAAGAACTAATTAATAATAACGAATTAATAAGAATAAAGATTCCGCCTACATTCGTAGTCGGTTTCGTCGTTAATAAAGCACTTATATATCTTAGGCGAAGGTATTAAAAGACTAAATGATAACAAGGAGCCGAGTACCATTAGTGATACTCGCTTCAATACGATAAAGTATCCGAAAGGGGCAACCACAATGAAAATGAATAAAATGGACGACTCAATACCGAAAGGACTTCGCGTCGTACAATATCCGGAATATCCCGTAGACACTTACGTAATACCTACCGTAGGACACATGGCGGATCAAAAAGGCAAGAAAGCGAAAGTATTAAAAGTCGTGACCGGCACGTTCTATATAGTCGACTTTGAAGACGGAGAGGGTCCGCATAAATGGTACGCTGAAGGCGAACTAAAAAGCGCTGGTCATACGAAAGATGAAGTCGATAAAGCGGCGCAGAAAGCGAAAGCTACTGGCCGACTAGAAGACCGAGCTAAATATTCATCAATGAAACGTAATATGAAAATGTAGGCGCTGAGAAATCGGCGTCTTTTTCTTTGCGGAAAGGGAGTGCGGAATATGAGTTTCGCAGATAAGTACGCTAAACATCGTTGTGAAAGAGATACCGAATTCAAAGCGCTGTGGGAAGCCGAAGAACGAATCTGTAAGCACGAATTAACTTGCGAAAATATTCGATTACGCTTAGAGCTAAAAGCGCTACAAGCGGACCGCATAACGTTAAATGAGCGAATTACATGGGCGATGTTTTTAGGAGCAGTTACCGCATTCGGCTTCGGTATGATCGCAGGGATATGTTTAATATGAAACGGCTACTACTCGTACTATACATCGCTATTACACTACGTATAAACGTATTTAGAGAACGACTTAATAAATGGATCGAAGAGTAAACGGAGGTGACAACGAATGGCACTTAAACGATTATCTACCGAACACTATCATGTCGTTGTATCACCGCAATACCTACCGTAATATCATACGCCTATATAATAGAAGGAAGTAGGACTAACGTAAGTATGGCGTAAGAGTATGCGTATATACACTACGTTACAGGGCGTACGCTATCAGTAGCAGCGAAGGCTCACCGGATGAGAGCGTCTGAAACTCACGGGGTTACTGTCGTAGTGTGTAGCGATAGTACTCCGATATATGTATATGCCATACAATCGTATACAACAATTGGTTCCGAGAACATATCTTATGTAAACTAGCGCATTGTAAGAACCGTTGATATAAAGGGATTCGTAGCACTTCGGAAGTGTTTGCGTTGCACACGCGTTTATGCATTAACAAATGCGTTGATATCAAGCGTTTCTTAATAACGTAAATAAATTAACGAATGAATAAAAACGTGCATAAAACAGCGCGAGATAAAAGGCGCTTGAAGTACAGCGGCGGGACCGTCCGACTCCCCCAAGCCCATTGGTCCGACCAACTGCAACTGCCGGTTTCAATTTACGTAGTATTTTTTCAACTCAGGGCGTAGGCAGAACGAAGCTGACAGCGCATAAGCTGCCGGTTTCTTTGTGTTTACGAACGCAATTAACTAACGAAAGGAGGACGACTATATAGCGTATGTAAACGGAGAATGGCTCGCTAGACCCCAACGCCAGGAACGAATCTACTTACTATCGACGAAACTACGTAAGCTTGCAGCGGTAATTAAATCCGGCAAAGCCACGGAATACCACGAAGACCAATTTCGCCAGGACAAAGCGGAACTAATCAAGCTAAAACGCGTTCACCGAGCAGAAGTAGACATCGCATACTTCACCTACGCTTATCTATCTGACGGCGGTAATCCGGCTAACGAAGATAACATCATTCGTAACGGTGACGACGGTACGCCGCATGATCCTATCGAAGATATCGCGCCAATTCACCGTGAATTCTTCGACCTTTGCGATTATGTAAACGAAGAAGAACGCAACGCCCGCCTAGCCATCGCAGCAGCCCGCGGACACTCTAAATCAGGTATGTTTTCGAACGGTATGCCGTTGCATCAAGTCGCTTATCGGCGCCGTAAATACGTACTTATCATATCGGAAACGGACACCTTATCGAAGAAGCTAATCGGCTGGATTAATAAACAGCTGAAGTTTAACGAACTATTACGCGAAGATTTCGGTCCGTTAATGCACGAATCGAATTCAAAGAACGAAAAGGACAACGAAGAAGCCTTCATTACGTTATCTAAGACGTTAGTTGAGTCGTCCTCTTCCGGTAAACAGCTTCGCGGAAAACGCCACGGAGCCGTACGTCCGGACTTGGTTGTTATCGATGATCCCTCTTCGATGAATAACGAGGGAACGAAGGAAGCGCGGGAAAAGCTCGTTCATTGGTTTAACTCCGTAGTAGTTCCAATCGGTAGTAAAGCGACTGCAATCGTACTCGTCGGCACAATGGTATCGGCGACGGGACTTTTAAATCACGTACTTAAACGTAAAGACTTCAAATCGTCATTCCACGGCGCAGTAATCAGCGAGCCAGCAAATCCGAAGATTTGGGAAGAGTATTGCGAAATATATGCACGCGCTGAATCGATGGAAGAAGTCAATGAGTTTTACGAAGCGAATAAAGAAACGCTAGAGGAAGGCATCGAGCTTGCGTGGCCTTGGCGATGGACCTACCGCGCACTTATGCACGAAAAGGTGAATATGGGTACTCGCGCTTATAACTCAGAGTACCGAAATCTAGCTTTCTCTGAAGACGAACAGTTCTTCTTTCCGGATCAATACGGTTATTATCATTACGCGCATGAAAACGGTCAGGCTTACGTTGTTTACCAGGACTTAAAGATTCCGTTGAGCGAATTAACGATATCCGGTGCGTGGGATATTGCGATGGGTAAGAACGCAAGGTCTTGCTATAACGCTGTAATCACCGTAGGAAAGCACGAATCTACCGGCTATATGTTTGTGCTTGATGAGTATGCATCGAAAGAGCCAGCGCATGTATATATCGAGATGATCGTAAAGAAAATCAAGCAGTTTCGTCATAACGTATTCAGCGTTGAAACGATTAACGCACAGCATGAGTTTTATCGACAACTGCAGGAAGCTATTCGGCAGGAAGGGCTTTATAAATGCCGAGTGAACGACGTTAAAGGTCATAACTCATCGAAGGACCAACGTATTGAGGCATTAGAGCCGTTATTACACAATAAAACGTTAATTCTTAACGACAGACATACGATGTTACTCGACCAAATGGCACAGTATCCGTTTGGCGATTACGTAGATTCAATCGATAGCCTTTCGATGGCTGTTGAGAACTGTATTAAGCGCAAAGCACGCGTAGTAAAGAAACCGACAATGTTCTATTAAAGGAGTTGATATACATGGCAAATCTAAAAGAATTAGAGGCTAAATTAACGCTTCAGCAACGAAAAGCAGCGTTATTACTAGTCGAAAACGAGCTCATCGGAGCTGCTAACGACGAAAAGAAGTCGCAGGAAGAGATGGCCGAAGATGTTGGCGTTGGACGTATGACACTTTATCGTTGGCGTACTCAAAATAAAGTATTCATTGAATATATGAATCTGATTGCGGACGATTTCTTAGGATCTCACCGCGCGGAGGTTTATTCGCAGCTACTTAAAACGATTCGCGGAAGTCAACCGAGTATTAAGGGTATCGACTTATTCTTACGTCGCTTTGGCTTATTAACTGATCGCCAGGTAACGACTACTGAAGGCGAAAATGATAAGCGTAGCAACGAGGATTTAGCAAAGGAACTAGAAGATTTAGACGATTTATTAGAGGATTAAATTCTCTTAACGGCTATTATTTTATTCTTACTTATCATTTAGAAATATGTTCTAAATAAACAATATATAAAGAAGGGAGGTCGTTCTGTGGCATTATTCGAAACCGGTAAACAGTTTCCGCCTGAAGATTCGATTCAAAGACTCGCTAAATACAGTCGAATGCGTAAGTTCTTCAAAGGCCAGCAATGGGAGGTATACGATCGAGCGCGATTACTCTTAAAAGACTCGCCGCAACGACCGCAACTCGACGTTTTGTACATCGCAATTAACTTGCCTTATATCCTCACGCTAAAACCTGCGGATCTACTCGTAGGAGATGCACCGATTTACGAGGCAGGCAAGCCGGACAGCAGTAGCGAACAAAAGGCGCTGAATAGTTACGTTGAAGAAAACGATTTAAACACGCTTATTTACGAAAGCGCAACGTCAAACGGCTATCGCGGCGACAGTTTCGTAAAAGTACGTTATGGATATCGCCAGGACTACTCGGAGCTTACTCGTTTAGGGCTAGACGTTCCCGAAAACGTTGAAATGGAGCCGATTATCGAGCACGTCAATGCTTCGTATGTGTTTCCGGAAACAAGTAACGGCGATGTCAAGAAGTTCAAGGCGGTAAACATTGCGCAGATTGAATGGGTCGAGACACGCAACGACGAAATTCCGTATCTAAATATCGAGCGACATATTCCCGGCTATATCATTTACGAACGCTATCGCTTAATCACTCGCCCAGAAGTCGGCGTAGATAATACGTACGGCTATCCGATCACGCTTTACACAATCGGCGACAAAGTGGCGACTGGACGTGACGAAGATATCGTCGAAACGGGCCTTTCGCATATTCCGGTCTTTCATATTCCGTATTCAAGCGTGGACGACGATTGGCAAGGCGACGGATTCATCGAAAAGATTGAAAAGGCGCTGCAGGCTATCGAAGATCGTATCGCGCAGCTCGACTACATCCTTCTAAAGCATTCGGATCCGATTTTATACGGACCTGACATCGAAGGCTCGAGCAACAGCGTTAGTTTCGGCGGTAAATATATTCCGTTAGTTAAAGAAGACGCAACTCCCGGCGCAGTAACATGGGACGGTCAGCTTGACTACGTATTTAAAGAAATCAACTTCCTAGTTTCGTATATATTCCAGATGTCTGAAACGCCGCAATGGTTATTCGGTACAACAATGTCTGACGGAGACTCAGGCGGAACAGGAACTTCGCATACAGACGGCGCAGCAATCAAAGCGCGCTTCATGCCGATTA